GAAGCACTTGCTGTCATAGTGTGTGCAGGCGTAGATCCTGAAAGTGTTAAAGTAGTAGCCGATGTGTTAATGCTCTCGTATGGTCCGTCAACAAAAGACACTGTAGCAAGCGTCCAGTTATTGTCCGCTAATCGTGTAAGTTTTCTTGGCTGAAAGCTGGGGTGACATATATAAACCACGTCGTTAATTTGCGTCGTCTTTATATCTGCTACCGTGCTTGTGCCATAAGGGGTTGTTAATGAATAAGGAGTGCCACCACTTAAAACCGCACCGTTACGGTTATAAACTCTCATTGTTAGATTTCCAAATACCAAAAGTAATGCTTGTGAGTTGTTAAAAATAAACTCAACGAAACGCAAACCTGTTGTGCTGTCAAAGTAATTGACGGCTGGGCGACGTGTAATAGCTCCACTTACAAGAGGATACATATTTTCTAATTCAGCCACAAAGGTTTCATACGCTTGCAAATCAAAGCGTTGGTGATACTTAGGAGACACCTCTCCTGATGCAAAAGAGTTTTGCTTACAAAGTACCACTATCGAAACCCTCGCCCATTAGGAGCGTAAGGACTATTGGCTAGGTAAGACTGACCATAAACATCTTGGTTGACAAGCTTAATGTCTTCATGTACGCCGTCATGTGCAACACACTTGCCCCAATGCTCCAAGAAGTCAGCGTTTAATAATTGCTGGGTAACGCCAGTCGCCGTGACTGAACTAATCATTTGCTTTGCCATGTAATAAGCTAAAGCTGTTCTAAACAATGGCGATGTTTTATCAATATCAATCGTGTAAGTATACTCGGCATAAAGAATATCACCGCTTGTTACATGGATGCCGTCTGCTCCGATGCGAAACTTTACTTGCCGTCCGTCCGCATCAACGACATCCTTTAATGATAATGCTCCTTGTGGCATAGCTCGAACGCTACTGAACCCAACAAAGGGAGTAACTCCTGAAATAGCCACAAGTTCTGCTGTCTTTAGGGCATAATTGAAGTAATGAGAAGACAGTAGATGAGCATAAGACCTGTCATAAATAATGTTAAGTGTTCTTGATTGTGAAGAAGTAGCGTCCAAATCAAAAACTGGAGGCTGTTTCACTAGCAATAACGCTTGGTTACAAACCTCCAGTTTTGACATAGGTTAAACTCCTGAAACTAACAGGGATACCTTGATTTTCCTAGCAGTGGTGGGGTTGGCTCCACCAATGGTTAAAAACAACGTCTCGCCTGCACTAGCCGTACGAGTACGATCTACAAGCCCTGCCTGAAGAGAGGTCGTGCCAGCGGAAGCTGTGGAGGTAGCTGCTAAGTATTTACCAGCAGTACCAGTAATCCCAATCGCTACGGTGGTTGATGCACCAAGTGCTTCATACGTTACCGTAGATGCACCCAACACAGCATCCCCACCTTCTAATGCGATAAGTTCAATGGTATCTCCATTAACAAGACCAGTGGTCAATACATCAATGTCGTAATGACGCACCTTTGAGCGGTATTCAGGATCTAATCTACGGCTTTTAGCCGTTTGTTGTTTTCTAGGATCAGATAAAAAGTTTGCCATAAACTAGGTTCCTTATTTTTTACAATCCACACGGAAAGCGGCTTCTTCATACACACGCATGACGTTGTATGCCATTTTAGAATAAACTTGACCATTGTACTTTTTCTCGGGCATATTAGAAGATGCATAAGATTTGACGTTTTCAGGGTCGTAAATAAATGCCTTCGGATGCCAAGCGTAAAGCTTCTGAATTGTATCCGTCGCCGTGTATTCTTTAATGTTGCTTGAAAAATACACAAACTTAATGCTTCTGTAGTTGGAGATTCTATTTTTCATAGGATCCCATTTGAAAAATGTAGCATATTCAGAACTTGAAGTACGAGCTTGATTATACAATAAACTGGATTGACGCTCCGTCATTAACATACAAAGACTAAAGCCATTCATATGTTCAAACTCATCCCCAATCAGCTTGTTGTCTTCAGCTCTATTTATTAACTCGTCAAGTTTTGTTAAGCTCAAAGCAGTGTTTGTTCCACTTGAGTTAAAATCACGAGCAATAATGTTACTAGAGTTAAACGAGCGAGTTGTCGTACCCGTTGTTCCGTCAGCGTTCAATATGTTAGTAACAATAACATCTTCTTCAAAAGCATCAATAAAAACATCGTTTCTCTTTTTGTTCAATGCTTCTGAAATCATTTTGACGTAATGGTTCTCGGGGGAGAACGAAATTGAGTCTAAATCAGCGAACTCATCAATAGGAATAGCGTCCACATCCCAGTATTTTTTGAAAAACGTACGCTTTTCAAAATCAATATCTTGGTAAGTTGTATCGCCAAAACGCTGATCGTAGGCTTTAGCGGAAGCAGAACGCCCACCTTGATTCCATGTTTTTGCTTCATTCCCTGCAGGAATAGGGTAAGCTGTCATCATGGGATTAAAAATAGAAGATATTGTTCCAATCTTCTCTCTTACTGAATTATCAAATGCAGTAGAGTTTAAAGCTGGCAAGTTATAATTAGCTGGCATCAAACCTCTTCCCTTCTTATATTAACAACTACGCCCTATTAAAATAGTACACTATCCTTTTTGATATTGCAAGCTCTTTATTCTTATAGCCTCATGCTTATTCATAATGCTATTCCATGTATTTTGTGCTTGGTTATAAAGAGGGTTAGCACGATCTGTCAACGCATTACGCAACGCTGGAACTTTAATTACTTCATTGTTCCATTCGTCTTGTGCAGTAGCAAAAGAGCCTGATACACCTTGACCGTTGCCGTCAAAATACTTAGGCTCTGCTAAGTCTTTAGCAACATCATTTAGAAAAGTAAGCATCTCTTTGTTTGAGCCAAAAGATGTGATGATAAGGTTCTGTACTTCTTCACTAGCCCGAGAGTCAATCAGATTCTTAATGCCTTTCATGTTAGCGTCAAAGTCCGCTCCCCATTCAGCTTCAAGCTCTTTACGAGTGGCTTCTGTTTGAGCAATGATCTGCTTTTCAAATAAGGCTTCCTGTTTTTTAACCATTTCAGCTTGTAAGTTTAACAACTCGCTGGCTTGTTGAGCGGTGTAGCCCTTTTCTTTAGCAAAGGCTTTAAACTCTTCAAGAAGTTCAGGTGGGGCTTTGTACATATCGCCGATGTCTTCACCGTAGGCTTTAGACAAATCAGCGGTTTCCCATTCTTTTTCAGCTTCAATTTGAGCTTTAGTACGACGGTTACGCTTTGCTTTCTCTTCTTGCGTTTCCTCTACTTCTTGCTCTTCTCCAGTTTCTTCTTCAACTTCACTATCAACAGGTGCGGTTTCAGCAAAAGGTGTTTCTTCTGCTGGCGTTTCAACAACTTGTTCTTCTTTGATTTCTTCAATCGACATTATAAACGTCCTCCTCATTTACCCACACTTGGGCTTGACTACTATTAAAAAATAAACCAATATCTATGTTTAGAATCCCAAGAATCCCTGCGATAACAGACTGCTCGCCAGCACTAAACGCATAGTCAGTGGCGGTCTTTCCTGTAACTGGAGGGTCAAAAAAGGTGCTACGATCTAGCAAGTCCATTAAAACAAACTTACCGTCTTGGGTTCCAAATACTTTCTTGTACGTTTCAATCGTTTTAATCTTGGCTGCTTCAGGCGTTAGTTCTGCACGAAGTTTGTTAAGTTGACTTTTAAACGGATTCATTTTTTGTCCTTTAATTCTTGCTTTTCTTTCCAGTCAAGAAAATCGTTTAATTCTTTTTCTTCTTCATAATAAGTCCATACTCCCAAAATTAAAGACACTGTAAATACATAAAGCATAAGTCTGTTTAAGAAGGGGTCACTAAACCATTCGCTCATTTTCATTGCTGATTCCCCATAGCTTCTGCGGTGGCTAGACTCTGCTCTGCACTACCTGCGTTCTTAGCAATGTTCGTGGCTTGCTCCATGCCTTGAAGTTTTTGTTGTTGTTCTTGCTGTTGAGCCATTGCTTGTTTAATTTGCTCAATATCTTGAGGGCTTTTTAACACCCCTGTTGGAATATCGGTGGCAATCGACATATACTGTAAGATATAATCCGTGTTGATGTACTGCGGAATAGCAGGGTCGATTTGAGCCATACCCATGGCGAGTTGTAAGAACTGCTGAACACCGTCTAGGCTCTGCATCTTTTGAGCTTTAGCGAGTGGTGAGCGATATTCAATCTTTACATTCTGCAAGTCTTCAGGAGGAGGAGGCATATGTCCGTCCTCTAAAAGAATCGAGATGCAACGCTCAATCAATCTATCTAAGTATTCAGGCTCTAGCCGTCCGATTTGTGGAGAGATATTTGTAATTCGAAGCATTTGACGAGTAGATGATTCCGTAGCAGACATACGAGCCTGCTTGTCTTCTTGAATCATATCCGCAAAGAAAAGTTCCGAAATCTTACGCTCCCACATATCAATCGCATTTAACGCAATATCAGGGCGAGCCTTGCTATCCAATACTTTAATCGTGTTCTCGAACGTGCCACCTTGAAGCTTGTCAATGACCGTTACACCGTCAGGGGTAAGGTTAAGCCCACGTCCTGCGATTGAGTCCGCAGAGACGAGCAGAGGGGGGTTTGCGAGCTTGTTTACACCCTGTAAAGCGTTCTTTACCATAGCAGACATAACCTTCAAGTCAGGTATGGCTATCATAGCTTGGCTTCGTCCATAGACTTCGCCCGAGTATACTGTCCAACGTGGTGTCACATACGGCATCGTCGATAAATACATTTCTTCAAGAATCAAATCGTTTGTTTTTAAAATGTAACAAGACTTATACTTTTTAGCTTTGGAGTTGTTGCTTTTGGGATTATATTTGTCGTTTGGCATCACGACGTGTAAACATTCAACCGTGGTATCGGGGTTTGCTTGGAACTGTTTGAAGGATTGAGCATCCCCTTGTATGGCTTTTTGGAAGCGTCCCTCTAGGCTTCGAAGAGTAGTTGTAAAATGGCGAGCCACTGTGTTAATTTCACCATTAAAGTCAGTGTCGATAAACATCTCTCTAAGAGGTACAGAAATAAAGCGGATGCGTTTTTCAGGATCGGATGCAATGTACATCCCAGCCAGTCCATAAGCGGTGTAATCCGTTAATAGTTCAAGGCTCTTTTGATAAAAGTTCGTTGACGAAAACGTGGAGTATAACGTCTCTTCTAACAAATCAAGGTACTGACGAGCCTCGTAGGAGGTGCTTGAAGGGTTTATAAAGCTGGTTTCTAGGGTAAACCACCGCTGTTCGGCTGGGGCGACTAATCCTTGAAGGGTAGAAGCAAAACGGATGTTATATTTAACACCAGCTTTAGAATAAACTTCATGGCTACGGTTGCCTTCTGTAATACGTCCACTCGTAAACCAGCCGTCTCTATCCATAACAAAGCGGTCTATGTCTGAATACAGGTGTTCCATTTTGGAGCGTTCTGTTTTCATGTTTTCAAATCGTTTAAGAATCGACTGTATTTTATAATCTTTCATAAACTATTGATAAGCTCCGAGTAATGTTTTTTTACTGGTTTCAACAGGTTCTTGTGGTTTGCTTCCTGCAAACAAAGTATCTTTTAGCAAAGAGCTGGTGCGTTGTAAGTAAGCTTTGCGTTCATCTAAGCTTTCTGAATCGCTTAAAGTTGGTGTTTTTGGTGCTTCTTGGATTTTAGGCTGACCACCCATAAATAAATCTCCCTTTTAATCTAGGTATTTATAATCTACTATAACATTTACGGTAGAAGGTTTCAAGCTTAACTTTTCATGTTTCTCATTTTCAGCCCACCACACGGCAAATGCTCTTAACGCATCGGCTCCATGCGAGTATTTATCATGTACAGGCATCTTTTGATAAACCCCTGCATCGGCATCATACTTTCGTTTATAGTTTCTTAGGCACTCAAGCCCTTCGCTGGCGTTCTCGGAGCAGAACAACATTCTAGGCAGGAGTAACCGTACTTGTTCTATTCCGTCAAGCAATGGAGGTTTACGAGCCTTCTTGGAGACGGTATCGGAGAGGTAGTGAAAGGTAACACCATTTTGTTTAGCAATGTCAAACTTGGTTAGTCCTGATTCGTTACATTGCAGGACATCATGTGGGGCAATATGTTTATGGACGTTATAGGGTTTACGATTGACCTCATGGCAAATCGTCGGCAGTGGTGTTGAAATCCATTCTTGATAATCTATGGCATGAACGATACCTGTTTCAGTATCAACTTGTAGCCACCAAACGGAGGTAGCATCATTATAGCCAAAGTCCCAGCCAGTGTAGGTTTTGAGTTTGGGGTTATAGGGTAGGTGTTTAACATTACCTCTTTCATGTAGCTGATCGAGTTGTTGAGCGTAGTAGGTTCCTGATACAGGGGCGTTAAAGTCGCAGTAGTATTCTTGAAGGATAATCTCTTCAGGGGTTTGTTTTCTATCTCGAATGTTTTGTATATCTTCTTGGCTAATCACAGGCACGACCTTTCCGTTTACGATTTTACTGGTATCCTCAATAGTAAGCAAAGAAGTATACCAGTGTTTGTTCTGTTTAGCTGCTTCATACAGGTAATATAAGGCGTTGCGACCCTTTGGTGTACCGTTAGCTAGGAACCAGCCTCCATTCTCAACCAGCACAGGCTCAATAATGGTCTCATACACAGACGGTTTCTTCCATTCAGAAAACTCGGACGCAATAACCCCTTTAGGGTTTGACCCCCTCAACGAGTCAGGCTTATCCGCTCCTACTACTTGTATCGTCGAGTGACTCTTAGGGTCTTTCCCTTCAATGTTATCCCTTGTCTTCAAATAGATAATCATCTCTTGGTCACTAGAGTTCTTGTACAGCAGTTGAGCAGGGATGTAATCAATAATCCGCTTGCCTTGTGAATCAATCGATTGCCAGAACGCCTTGCGTCCTTGTGAGTATTCAGGAAACGCATACCAATAGTTCCCAGCCGTCTCAAACGCAGAAGATAACAATATCTCCCAACACGTCTTATCCTTTCCAGCTCGTCGATGCCAAACAAGCAAGATACGCTTAACCCCATTCTCAATCGCCTTAAATACAGGCAGTTGATAACGGCGTGGACGATATTCAGGATCAACCAAAACAATCATTGCGAATCCCTTAAACTTGTGCTATACTAAGTGGGCATATCGTATACCTTTTTATTTATCATGGTTTCACTCCGATTCTACTCTGTAAAACAACCCCCCCAGCTCAACACTGGGGGTTTTTTATAATGTGTAATACTGATTGAGTAATTCTTCTTGCTTCATTATTTAATTCTTTAGCCTCTTCTAACCCACGAAGCAGACTAACAGTAATAGCGTATTTTCTTTGTGGCACACTCATAAACTCTTCCCTTAAAGGGGCAAGTGTTTGATAAAGGGGAATAGGATTGTTTTTAGGGATTTCTTTTTTTGACCAAAATAGATTTAACAAATCTTTCCACATCTGCTATTACTCCTTTTTCTTATTCAACCAACTCTCTACTCGCATCCAACACCACTCCTTTCATCTCCTCCACATCGTAACCACTCATATCTAAATTGACCAACTGTAACGTCAGCCCACTCACACCCTTCTCACCTAACTTCATCATCACATCCACCAACTTGCCAGCACTCAACAACTTAATCTTGTCATCCTCACTACGCATTAAATCCTGTAACACCAAGATCGGGTTCTCTCCACTCTCCAATCCCTCCCTTAACGTTCCCACCATGTCCAAATCACCCTCACTCGTATAACACAACAATGGATTGCGTTTATCACCTGAAGGAACTGGAAACATAGAGGACTCCTTTAATTTGTATAGTGCTTAGGATTTTGGTTTAGTTTATGGGGGGATATAAAACCATTTACCCATGTCCCCGAAGGGGGGGAGCAGGCTTCCTGCGAACCCCCCGAGGGAGGGCGGGTAGCGGTGACCCCGTAGGCAGGTGGTGTATACCTCCTGATAGTTACTCAATTATAATAACACATTTAAAACTTGTTTTAAAGGTGTTTACTTATCACGAAGTGATTCCATATAAATTATATCTCCCTAATTAAACAGGTGGAGTAGGGAAAAATTTTTTTAAATACCATGTTTTCCCCTTGTCATGCAAGGTTTTAGCGTTTTAGTCCTGATTGCATGGTAAACGTCTGATAATCTACATTATGTTCTGGGGTGTAAAGGGTTGCTATGCCTGCGTTTCTTCCTTCACGCTATCAAGCGTCTGCCTTCACGTGGCAGCAATGCACACCTAGCGATGATGCAAGGGCTATAAGCCTTCATGCAAGGGCATACAGGGTATTGAACAAGGATATAAGGGTTATGA